AATCACGAAGACTCTTTTGAAGAGACTTTGCGTAGAGAGATGTTGAAATGGAAAGGTATGTACTTTCTTATTCAAGACGATATGAAGCAGTTAACTGAAGCATATTATAATCTATTAAAAGAAAAGGAAAAACAAAATGAGTAAAGGTATGAAAAGAGCAGGTATCAAAGGTAGGTATGTCAGTGAAGCTCAAAGAGATAAAATAATGGAAAGACTAAAAATACTAGGACCTGATGATAAGTATGCACCACGATTAGTTAGAGATGAAATAGACTATTTAACTGGTCTACTTAGAGGTAAAGGAAGTGCTGGTACAGATAGAACTTTTAAAAAGGGTGGTGCAGTAAAAAAGAATGTAGGTTCAATAGATTACAGAAAAGGTGGAATGGTTATGTCTACTGTGGATAATAGAAAGAAATCATAATGGAATTTTTTGTAGATAGATTAAGAGAGGAATTAAAGATAGATGAAGGATGTAAATACGAAATATATATGGACCACCTTGGCTTACCTACGTTTGGTATCGGACATCTCGTTACTGACAAAGACCCAGAATACCAAATGGGGATGGGAACACCTATTAATGAGATCAGGGTTAATGAAGTTTTTGAAAAAGACATCCAAGTAACAATAGATGAATGTAAGATAGTATTTAAAGATTGGAGTAATCTACCTGAAGAAGTTAAATTAATTACAGCTAACATGATGTTTAATATGGGTAGACCAAGATTATCCAAGTTTAAAAAAATGATAAAGGCTATACAAGAAGGTAATTGGTTAGAAGCAGGTTATCAAATGAAAGATTCAATATGGTACGAACAAGTAACAAACAGAGCAGACAGACTTATATCCCGGATGCAGGGAGTAGGCTTGAGTTAGAAAAACAAAAGCAAAGAAAAAAACATATAGAAAACTTAAAAGAGCTTTTTAAACCTAAAGAAAGGGTATTTATTAAACATGGCTAAAGTAATTAAAATAGAATCTAAAACATATAAAACACCTAGTAAATTTAAAAAGGGTAAAAAGATTAGTTATAAAGATAGGCTTAAAGAAATTAAAAGAGAAAAAGCTCTGTCTAGTATGAAAAAAATCATACGCAAAGTAAAAAAGAAATCTTAACATGGCTAGACAATTAACTGAAAGACAACAAAAGTTTTTAGATGCATTGTTTGCAGATGCAAATGGTAGTATTAAAGATGCAAAGATTATTGCAGGTTATTCTCCATCAACTAATAATCAAGAAATAATTAAAGCATTAAAAGAAGAGATACTAGATGCAACACAAATATACATGGCAAGTAATGCACCCAAAGCTGCACTCGCTATGGTAAGTGGTATTGATACACCTACAGAGTTAGGCACAAGAGATAAGTTAAGTGCAGCAAAAGAATTGTTAGATCGTACAGGTCTAATTAAAACTGAGAAGATACAAGTAGAATCTTCAGGGGGTGTCATGTTAATGCCACCTAAAAAAGTAGAGGAAGATGAGTAGATCAACTGGTGAGTGGAAGTTACCTGAGTTAATAGACTTAAAAGAAAATAGTGAATGGGTAGCAATACCACGTATAGCAAAAACAACTCCGTTTGGATATAAAGAAGACCCTGAGAATGCACACATTCTTAGACCTATACCTCGTGAGTTAGATGCACTTGAAAAAGCAAAACAACATTTAAAACAATATTCGTATAGAGAAGTAGCTAATTGGTTAAGTACTTTTACTGAAAGATACATCTCTCATATAGGATTAATGAAAAGAGTAAAGCGTGAGCAAAAACGTAAGAACAAAGCTAGAACTCTCCGTGTCTGGTCAGAGTATGCAGAAAAGGCGATCCAAGCCGCGAAAAAACTTGAAGAAGAAAGAACAAGTAGCAGAGCCTAAGACTGTCATAAGAGAGCTAGAAGAAATAGAATCTGTTCCTGAGACTGAACAGAATGTAATATTTAAACCAAACGTAGGACCTCAAACAGAGTTTCTTGCTGCAGGTGAAAGGGAAGTACTATATGGTGGTTCAGCAGGTGGGGGTAAATCATTTGCAATGTTGGCAGACCCACTCAGATACATGGGTCATCCAGCCTTTAGTGGGTTGCTCCTTAGACACACGACAGAAGAACTCAGGGAACTTATATTCAAATCGCAAGAACTCTATCCGAAAGTCTGGAAAGGGATTAAGTGGTCAGAAAGAAAAATGCAATGGGTAGCACCATCAGGTGCTAGACTATGGATGTCATATCTTGATAGAGATAATGACGTTATGAGATACCAAGGTTTAGCCTTTAGTTGGATAGGCTTTGATGAATTAACACAATGGTCAAGTCCGTTTGCTTGGAACTATATGCGTTCTAGGCTACGTTCTACAGCTAGTGACTTACCAATCTTTATGAGAGCAACCACCAATCCGGGTGGGATAGGACATCAGTGGGTTAAGAAAATGTTTATTGACCCTGCACCTTTTGGAGAAGCATTTGATGCAACCGACATTGAAACAGGAGAAGTTCTCAAATACCCATCAGGACATACTAAAGCTGGAAAGTCTTTATTCAAGAGGAGATTTATTCCTGCAAGACTATCTGACAACCCATACCTCTCAGAAAGTGGTGACTATGAAGCAATGCTCCTCTCACTACCAGAGCACCAAAGAAAACAATTACTTGAAGGTGATTGGGATATTAAAGAAGGTGCAGCGTTTAGTGAGTTTGATAGGAAGATACACGTTGTTAAGCCGTTTGCTATCCCTAATAATTGGGTTAAGTTTAGGGCTTGTGACTATGGCTATGGGTCTTATTCAGGTGTGCTTTGGTTCGCTGTATCGCCAGATGAACAGTTGGTTGTATACAGAGAACTTTACGTATCTAAGGTCCTTGCCACAGATTTGGCAGATATGATATTGGAGGTAGAAGCAGGAGATGGTAACATTAGATATGGTGTTTTGGACTCTAGTCTTTGGCATAATCGTGGCGATACTGGTCCTTCTTTGGCTGAACAAATGATTATGAAAGGATGTCGTTGGCGACCATCCGACAGAAGTAAAGGCAGTCGTGTTTCAGGTAAAAATGAAATACATAGAAGATTACAGGTAGATGAGTTTACAGAGCAACCTAGAATAGTATTCTTTAGTACATGCACTGAAACAATCTCACAATTACCAGCAATCCCATTAGACAAAAGAAATCCAGAAGATGTAGATACAAATGCAGAAGATCACTTGTATGATGCTTTAAGATATGGTATAATGTCTAGACCAAGGTTTAGTATCTTTGACTATGATCCTAATGCACCTAAACCTACATACCAACCATCTGATAGCACATTCGGATATTAAGGAAAACAATGGCAGAAGAAAATACAATAGACCTAGAAGAGAGCGTAGCTTCACTAGAAGATGTAAAAGACCCAAATGCAGAAGATGCTTCTAGTAATAATCTTATTCGTCACGTTATGGATAGATATCAAAAGGCAGAAGACTCTAGACAAAACGATGAAGATAGATGGTTAAGAGCGTATAGAAACTATCGTGGTCTATATGGTCCTGATGTACAATTCTCTGAAGCAGAAAAGTCAAGAGTATTTGTTAAGATAACTAAAACTAAAACACTTGCAGCTTATGGACAAATAACAGATGTATTGTTTGCAGGTAATAAGTTTCCACTAAGTGTAGAACCTACAGAGTTACCTGAAGGTGTTTCAGAAAGTGTGCATATAGATTTAGAACCTAATCCTCTAGAACAACAAAAGCCTTTACCACCTGAATTTACAGGAGAAGAACTTCCTGCAGGATATAGAGCAGGTATGGAATTAGGACCACTAAAAGAAAAGTTAGCTGATCAAGAAGTTAAAGAAGGTCCGGGAACTAATCCAAAGTCTGTAACATATAGCCCATCTATGATTGCTGCAAAGAAGATGGAAAAGAAAATAATGGATCAATTAGAAGAGTCTAATGCTAGTAAACATCTACGTAGTACAGCATTTGAAATGGCTTTGTTTGGTACAGGTATAATGAAAGGTCCATTTGCAGTGGACAAAGACTACCCTAATTGGAATGAAGATGGTGACTATGATCCTGTGGTAAAGACTGTACCTCAAGTAAGTCATGTATCTGTTTGGGATTTCTTTCCTGATCCTGATGCAACTAATATGGATGAAGCACAATATGTTGTAGAGAGACATAAACTATCTAGAACACAACTACGTAACTTAAAGAAAAGACCTTTCTTTAGAGATCAAGTTATAGACAACGTAATACAAATGGGCGAAGCCTATGTACAAAAAGATTGGGAACATGATCTTGCTGATTACAATGATGAATATAGAATAGATAGATTTGAAGTAATTGAATATTGGGGAACAATAGGCAGAGAAACTCTAGAAGAGAACGAGATTGACATACCCAAAGAATTAAACGACTTTGATGAACTACAGGTTAATATCTGGGTATGTCAAGACAATCTCATAAGAGTTGTGTTAAATCCTTTTACTCCTGCAAGAATACCTTATATGGCTGCACCTTATGAATTAAACCCCTATTCATTTTTTGGTGTAGGTGTTGCAGAGAATATGGATGATACACAAACTCTTATGAATGGTTTTATGAGAATGGCAGTTGACAATGCCGTACTATCAGGTAACTTACTTATAGAAGTAGATGAAACAAACCTAGTTCCGGGACAAGACTTATCAGTATATCCGGGAAAAGTATTTAGAAGACAAGGTGGAGCTCCGGGACAAGCAATCTTTGGAACTAAGTTTCCTAATGTGTCAAGTGAAAACATGCAGTTATTTGATAAAGCTAGACAACTTTCTGATGAAAGTACAGGCTTACCTTCTTTTGCTCATGGACAAACAGGTGTATCAGGTACAGGTAGAACTGCATCAGGTATAAGTATGTTAATGAATGCTGCTAGTATAAGTATAAAAGGTGTCATTAAAAATGTAGATGACTATTTGTTAAGACCTTTAGGTGAAAGTTTATTTAGTTTTAATATGCAGTTTGATTTTAATCCTGATATACGTGGTGATCTAGAAGTTAAGGCTAGAGGAACAGAAAGTCTTATGGCTAATGAAGTTAGAAGTCAAAGATTAATGCAGTTTATAGGAACTGCTAGTAATCCTGCTCTTGCTCCGTTTGCTAAGTTTCAATATATAATAAGAGAGATAGCTAAGTCAATGGATTTAGACCCTGACAAAGTTACAAACAATATGGAAGAAGCTGCATTACAAGCTAAGATGATGCAGAATATGCAACCACAAAAACCTGTAGCAGGTGCTGACCCCAAAGATACTGCTGGAACAGGTGGTGGAACAATAGGAACAGGACAAGTACCTGTGCCTAATGAACAAGGATTTACAGGCAATGCTAGACAAGGAACGCAAACAGGTGCTCCTCAGGCTCAAGGGGTTAGTGCAGGACAAGCACCTACTAGATAGTCTTAATGAGTACTTAGACTTACTTATAAAACAACAACATAAAGCTATGGAACATAGTGACAATATGACTTTGATGTGTAGATCGCAAGGTGCTGTAGCTACACTAAGAAGATTAAAACTTTTAAGAGACGAAGTGTTAGGAGTAAAGAATGAGAAAACAGATGGAAGCATTTGATGATGGTGGACTAAAAGACGAGGGTGGTACAGTTGATCCTGTATCAGGTAATGATGTTCCGTCAGGTTCTACACAAGAAGAAGTAAGAGATGACATACCTGCACAATTATCAGAAGGTGAGTTTGTTTTTCCTGCTGATGTAGTTCGGTTTGTAGGTTTAGAAAAACTTATGATAATGAGACAAGAAGCTAAACAAGGCTTAAAGAAAATGGAAGCAATGGGTCAAATGGGTAACTCTGAAGAAGCAACAGTACCTGATGACTTACCATTTAATGAAACAGATATTATAGCAGAAGATGACGATGGTAATGAAGTAGAGATGGCAGAGGGTGGATTAGCTCCCTCTTCTAAGTACAATCAATATATGGGTACTTCAGGTATTAAACAAGCTGTATATGTTAATCCTGAAACAGGCGATGAAATACTTGTATACCTAGTTAGTGGTACACCTGTACCTGCTGTTCCTAAAGGGTATCAACTTAAAGGTTCAGCTAATCAAGATGCAATAAAAGAATCTCAGATAACAAATTCAGTACAAGAGAAACCTATTGTAGATGAAGACCCTGATGCAGGTAATAAGTATACAGTACATCAAGGAAAGATGGTCAGAATTGGTGGTGGTATAACTATAACAGATGCAGATGATTGGGCTAATTTACAGGGTGAATCTATATTTGATAGAGCAGTAGATCAATCTAAAGCTCCTGCAGGATGGAATACACAGAACCAAAGAGAATATAATGCATTAAAAGCAGAAGGATATAACGTTAAAGCCTTGTGGAATGGAAGTGATTGGGATGTATATACACCTGATTTAGATGGTACAGCATACGGAACTCCGGGAAGAAGAGGATTAAAATCAAAGTATCCTGATCAAATGAAGACTATGTTTAAAGGTTTTACAAGTGGTGCATTAAATCCTATAGCTAATATAAAAGGAAAAGGAAAACCATTTACAGATATGGTGTCACAAATAAACCAAAGCTATATAGATGGTTTACAAGCAGTAGGTAAAAAGAAGAAGATGCCATCTACACTAAGAAAGAGGACAGGACCTACTCCAATAGTAAAACAAACAGAAAAATCTTTAAAAAATAAAGCAGTCAATAAAACTATTCAACAAGATAATAGTAGAGAACAAGAAAAAAGAAGTAGACAAGAACAAGCACAAGCCGAAAAAGCCTTTGAAAAAGCTAGAGATAAAGAAGTAGGAAAAGGTAGATATGAAGAAGTAGGTGCTCAAGAGTATATGAAGCAAGGTGGAATAGCTTCTAAAAAATAATCCACTGTTGGCTACTCACACCCCCAAGTGGCTACTATGACCCCAACAACAAAGGAGAAGAACATGGCAGAACAAACACAAGCTATGACTAAAGAAGTTAAAATAGAAAAGAAAGCATTTATGGCAAAGCCATATAGCAGAGAAGACAAAATAAAAAAAGACGAAGATGAATTAAAGAAATTAGTAGAGGAGCAAAAGAATGATTCTGACACTAAAGAACCTGAAACGGAAGATGAGAGCACGGAGAATCCTACGAGTGCTGAAGAAAGAAGTTTTAAAAAACGTTATGGCGATCTACGAAGACATACACAAAAACAAACCGAAGACTTAAAGAAAGAGTTAGAGAGTGTAAAGAAACAATTAGAGTCGTCAACAAAGAGTGAAATTAAATTACCCAAGACAGAAGAAGAGTTAGAAACTTGGGCAAAAGAATATCCTGATGTTGCAGCTATCGTGGAAACTATTGCTATTAAAAAAGCAAAAGAACAAAACGAAATGCTAGAAGGTCGCATGAAAGAATATGAAGACCTAAGAGTTGAAGCATCAAAAGAAAAAGCTGAAGTAGAATTGTTAAGATTACATCCTGACTTTGGTGAGATTAGAGATAGTGATGAGTTCCATGAGTGGGCAGACCAACAGCCTAAGTGGGTACAAGATGCACTGTATGAGAATAGTTCTGATGCAAGATCAGCTGCAAGAGCAATTGATCTATATAAAGTAGACAAGGACATTAAACCTAAAAAGAAATCTGACAAAAGAGATGCAGCAAAAGCTGTAGATACTAGATCAGAAAGAAGTCAACCTACTACAGATGAAACAACTTCCTATTTAAGAGAGTCTCAAGTAGAAAAGATGAGCCCTCAAGAATATGAGAAACGTGCTGACGAAGTAATGGAAGCAATAAGAAGTGGTAAGTTTGTATATGACCTATCAGGTTCAGCTAGGTAATACTAAAAAAATGGTTGACAAATAAGCATTTGTAGGTATAACTACAGATAACGTATGAACTAGCCCACATAGTGCAACCTAGGAATTACGTATATAATTCGCAAATTACATTAATACATTGAGACTAACTCTATAAGTATAAGCCCAACCTTTGAATACGATTGCAACGTGTTCTTTGTTTGCACCTTTTGCTGTAGACCTCTGAGCGTATAGTACTTTTTGCATCTGTTTAAGTAAAAGAAAAGGAGACTTATTATGGCTTTTACTAGTGTGGCAGGACATGGAAATTTACCTAATGGTAATTTCTCGCCAATCATATATTCTAAACAGGTACAACTTGCATTTCGCAAGGGTTCTGTTGTAGAAGCAATAACTAATTCAGACTACTTTGGTGAAATTGCAAACTTTGGAGATACAGTTAAAGTAATCAAAGAACCTGAAATTACAGTCAAGTCTTATGCTCGTGGTACAACTATTTCACCACAAGACATTGACGATGAAGAGTTTTCTCTTACCATTGACAAAGCAAACTATTTTGCATTTAAAGTTGATGATATTGAGGAAGCACATTCGCATGTGAACTTTCAATCACTTGCATCTGATAGAGCCGCTTACAGGCTCAAAGACCAGTACGACCAAGAAGTATTAGGATACCTATCAGGTTTCAAACAGTCTGCATTACATAGTGCAGCTGATACTGTTAATACAACAGTAAATGGAGCTAAAGCAGTAGACTCATCTTCTAGTGGTGCTAACTTAGTTGGTGCAGAATTATTGGCTTCAATGTCACTTGATTCTTCTGACTTTACACAATCTGATGGCACAGCAGGTACTGCAAACCAAGCTATCGGACTTGAACCAAGAGCAGGTGGAGCGACTGCTGCTAAGAGTGGAACAACAGGTAATGCATTTCCACTACAAATTATAGCACGTATGTCACGATTAATGGATCAACAAAATGTTGACTCAGCCAATAGATGGCTAGTTCTTGATCCTGTATTT